CAGGTGTAGGTACTGCTAGATATTCATTAGCGGCCGCAAATTACGGTGGTAATAAAGCTATATTTGGATATGGTAGGGACACAAGTGATACACTTGTATCGATGACCAACCTAGTAAGTAACACTGGTGTTGTATCTGGTGATACCACAGGTGTCGGTACTGCTAGGAATCATCTTGCGGCCGCTAGTTATGGAACCGATAAAGCTATCTTTGGTTATGGAACTGTATCTCCCGCTGAAGGTTTTTGGACATCAGTAACTAACTTAGTAACTAACACCGGTGTTGTTGGAAATGATGTTACAGGAGTTGGTGCACTAAGAAGTGACTTAGCGGCAGCAGGCTATGGAACTGATAAAGCTATATTTGGTTATGGATGGGATGACAATGCTGATTATGTATCAATGACTAACTTAGTAAGTAATACAGGTGTTGTAGGAAATGACGTTACGGGTGTGGGTACTGGTAGACGCCGCCTAGCAGCCGTTGGCTATGGAACTGATAAAGCTATATTTGGATATGGGGATACCCCCGGTAACTACTCAAGCGTAACTAATTTAGTATCAAACACAGGAGTAGTTGCCACAGATACAACAGGTGTTGGTACTGCAAGAAATGACCTTGCGGCTGTTGGGTACGGCAGTGATAAAGCAATGTTTGCATTTGGGATTTCGTATGATATAATAGTTAATCTAGTATCAAACACCGGTGTTGTTGCCAGTGACACTAGTGGTGTTGGTACTATTAGAAGTCAATTAGCAGGTGCTGGTTATTAATCGGTGTAAAAATTTAGGATAATCTAATATGGATATTGGAGAAGGAATAACATTTCAAGCGGGCATTACAATAACACCTGATCCCACAGGGCCTAAAAAGGCAATATTTGGATATGGCTATGGCTATGGTGGACTTGGTTCTACAAATATAACTAATTTAGTAAGTGATACAGGTGTGGTTGCAGGTAACTCTGGATATGTAGGTACTCAAAGACAAAGCCTAGCAGCCGCAGGTTACGGAACTGATAAGGCACTGTTTGGATATGGACTGAATAGTTCTGGCACCGCGGTGTCAATGACCAACAAAGTATCAAATACAGGAACTGTCGCTAGTGACACAACAGGAGTAGCTGTTGCTAGATGGGACCTTGCAGCCGCAACTTATGGAACTGATAAAGCAATATTTGGGTATGGACTAACTGGTTCAGGTGGTACTAATTATGTTAATGATTTTATTAATTTAGTGTCAAATACAGGAGTAGTAGCAAGTTTTACAAGCGGAGTCGGTACTCCTAGAAATGGTTTAGCAGCCGCAGGCTATGGTCGTGATAAAGCTATATTTGGATTTGGCTCTCCTGACGCCGGATACAATGTAGTCTCAACTACCAACTTAGTATCAAACACTGGTGTAGTTGCTGGTAATACATCTACTGTAGCTTCTGGAAGAATATACGTATCAGCCGCAACTTATGGTACAGATAAAGCTATATTTGGATTTGGTGCGGATCTTATTAACACAACCAACCTAGTATCAAATACCGGTGTAGTCGCTAGCGATACAGCTGGTGTTGGTACTCGTAGATATATATGTGCAGCCGCAGGATACGGCGGTGACAAAGCTATATTTGGCTATGGATATTACCCCAACATTTATGTTGACAATCCCTCATTATCAGTGACAAATTTAGTATCAAATACAGGTGTAGTAGCTACCGATACCGCAGGTGTTGGTAGTCCTAGACAAACACTTGCTGCCGCAAGTTATTCAGCTTAATCATATTGTTATCTTTTCCTGATAAATACACTATCAGGAAACATATATGACAATATCATCAACAGCAAATATCCTATCCACACCATCTGGTCTAAGACTAGATGAACTAAAACAGGCACTATTCCAAAACATTAGATATCGTCTAGGTGATGGCATCATTGACTTAGAACTAGATCCTCAACATTATGAGGCTGCTTATAACTACGCTATTAAAGTATATCGTCAAAGAGCACAAAACGCTACAGCAGAATCCTATACTCTTTTTACAATAGAAAAAAACGTAGATACTTATACGCTTCCCAGTGAATTTATCAATGTTAGATGTTTATATCGTAGAACAGTTGGTCTTGAAACAGGTCCAGGATCTAGCAGTTTTGATCCATTCAGTTCAGCTATTCTTAATACCTATTTGTTAAACTATAACTATGCAGGTGGTATGGCAACATATGATTTCTATGCAGGATATGTTGAATTAGCCGCACGTATGTTCGGTGGTTATGTTGTATATACATTTGATCCAGTGACAAAAGTATTACGTATAGTTCGTGATCCAAAAGGTAGTGGTGAACGTGTTCTTATTTGGGCAGATATACAACGCACAGAAGAAGTATTACTACAAGATCCTGGTGCAGGAGTTTGGATCGGTGACTATGTTTTAGCCAATCTTAAATTGATTATTGGTGAAGCACGTGAGAAATTTGGTAGCATTGCAGGTCCAGGTGGCGGTACAACATTAAATGGTGCAGCCATGAAAGCTGAAGGTAAGGCTGCTATGGAATTATTAATAGACGAACTCAAACGTTATGTAGATTACAGTCAACCATTGACTTGGGTACAAGGCTAATATGAGAATTAGTGAATTGTTGTTTGAAGATACTGACCATGATATTTTATGGCACGGGACCTCTGAATCAATTGACACTATTAGAAAATTTGGATTGAAGTCAGGTAGACAACATTCCGTATTTTTAACTGATAACCCTGATCTTGCATTAGAGTATGCTGAATCCGATCAAGAAAGAACAGGTTCTGATTATATAACACTGGTAACAATCGATCTTAGTAAATTGGATAAGTCAAAATTAATTGGAGATATAGACCACACCACAGAAGAAAATTGGATAAAGAGTCTCAGCGAAACAGACCAATGTATGTATATGGATGACATTCTTCCAAACATGATTCTAAAATTAGAAGATTTTTCTGATTAACCAATAACTGTTTACTTTACCACTCTCCTGTAGTACAATATGTATTACAGGAGTTACCATATGATTATTGGAATTACAGGATTAATTGGTTCGGGCAAGGATACAATTGCTGACTATCTTTGCACATTTCACGGGTTCAAACGTGTTAGTTTTGCGGCTTCATTGAAAGATGCAGTAGCCAGTGTGTTTGGTTGGAACAGAGAATACTTAGAAGGTTCAACCAAAACAAGTAGAGAATGGCGAGAACAAAAAGACCAATGGTGGAGTGACCGACTAGGTATGAATATTACCCCACGTTGGGTATTACAATATTGGGGGACAGAAGTATGTCGTAATAACTTTCATAACGACATTTGGGTAGCTAGTGTAGAGAACAAATTACGTCAAACCACAGATAATATTGTAATTACTGATTGTCGTTTTGCAAATGAAGTATCTGCAATTAAGAATGCCGGTGGAGTCACTATGCGTGTTAACCGAGGTGAACGCCCAGAATGGTATAGTGCCGCAGTTGATTATAACAATGAACCTGAAAACAGTGAACAATGGCTAACTGCTAAAGTAGCATTAGCTACACTAAGTGTCCATGCTAGTGAATATAGCAGTGTGGGATTGTTGTATGACTATTATATTGACAATAATGGCTCAATAGATGAGTTACATAAACAAGTCAACTCAGTGGTCAACTTGTAGGTCTCCTCGTTTCCAAGTAACTTCTTTCTTTTTAACTACTTCCACGCAGTTAAGACAGATACTACGTAGGTTAATCATTTCTGCGTTGTCCAGATTACCATCAATATGAAAGACAGTCATCTGACTGGTAAATAGACTTTTAAAGCCGCATAAATCACATGCGGCTTTTTTCTTATATCCCTTAGTTTGCCATTTAGGTCGTCTGGGTTTAAGTTTATTTTTCTTTCTACCACATTCATCACAACCACTGCGGTAGTGTGTAACCCCCTCACGGATATAATTCACAGCACAATGATTCTTTCCGCAAGTATTACATATGGGTCTAAGCATGACATATTTATCAGGAACCTTCGAAGGCACGGTAAGTAAGTCTTTTTTAAAGTATTTGATAAATATTAATATGCAAACAGGTAGTAAACCTTAAAATTTTACATAAAGGAAATATAAAATGGCATTAACATCTCCAGGCGTAGAAGTACAAATCATTGACCAAAGTCAATATCTTCCAGCCCCAACGAATTCAGTCCCACTTATTCTATTAGCAACAGCACAAAACAAAGCTGATGCATCTGGAACAGGTGTAGCAGCCGCAACAACAGCGGCTAACGCAAATAAACTATTCCAAGTAACAAGTCAACGAGACTTAGTAAACTTGTATGGTACACCATTCTTCTATACAACAACAAATGGCACACCAATTCAAGGTTATGAGTTAAATGAATATGGTTTATTAGCAGCCTATTCTACCTTGGGAGTAACAAATCGTTGTTATGTTCTACGTGCAGATATTGATTTAGCTAGCTTAGTGGGTCAAACAGGGCGCCCAACAGGCAATCCGGACAACGGCACATATTGGTTAGATACAACTAATAGCACATGGGGAATATATCAATTTAATCAAACTACTGGTCAATTCACATTGCAAAATCCTATTGTTATTACAAGTGACACACAGTTAACAGCAGGTATACCAAACAATAGTATAGGTAATATTGGTGATTATGCTGTAAATGCAATTCAAATTACAACTGCTCCTAATTTATATAAAACATATTTTTATAAAACTACATCAAACGTTTGGGCTAGATTAGGGTCAACAGCATGGTTACGTAATATCCCTACAATTCAAGGATCAATTTCTAACCCAACATTAGTTGCCAACAATACATTTACTATTAATTTGTCTGGTTTAAGTGGTATCACTGC